GTTTTCTTCACACCCAAGAAAGCAAAAAGTTTCGTTTTTTAACTATATTTGTTTGGAAATTATGATTTTTTATAGTAAAAGAGAAGAGGAAATTTACACAGAAACGCTCGAAGCAATTACGGGCAAAAAAAACGCGGCCGATTTAAATTTGATAAAAGCCTTCGCCGTAGAAATGGCGACCTATGAAGAGGCTTGCTCAAAGTTGGCTAAGAAAAAAACAACCACACGCGGCACCGGTGGCGAAATGCCATCCCCGTGGATTGCAATAAGGAACCAGGCAATTACAAACGCTCAGCGCATAATGAAACTTCTCAATATGTCGGAACTTGCAAAACAAGAGCAACCGGTGGCAAAGGTGGCAAAATTAGATTTATTAAAAAATGGCAAAAAAAATATTATTCAGAAAGCAGCCAATTAATGGAGGCTACATCATTGAGCGTAAATACTTGAATAAGTGGCGCGGAGTGGACAAAAACGGAGAGATCTCCGATACTGTGTTTTTTTACAGAAACGAATATTTAGCACAAATCCAAATCAATAACTTTGAACAACGCACAGAAATATTGCCGAGCGATATTATCGCAGGAGATACCGAGTTGCAAATTGATACAGAAGGCTGCGCATAGATTTGAATCTGACTTGCAGCGAAGTGATATAATCTTCAATGAGGATTTATATTTACACGCTGTCGAGTTTATCGAATCATTGGAGCACACTGTTGGAACTTATGCCGGTAATCTTTTCAAGCTTGAACCCTGGCAGCATTTTATAGTTGCTAATTTGTTTGGGTTTGTTAAACCTGATGGATACAGAAGATACACTAGGGCTTATGTTGAAGTGCCGCGTAAAAATGGCAAATCTACTTTTTCCAACGCTTTAATGTTGTACGGATTACTCGCCGATGGTGAAGAGGGTGCGCAGGTTTACAGCGCAGCGACAAAGCTTGATCAGGCTATGATGGTTTTTTCAGAATCGGCCCGCGTATGTAAACAAGTGGATTGGATAGCTGAAGGAGTGAATGTTTACAACTCTGTGAATAACCGTAGAATTAATTACGGAAATTCCTTTTATAGGCCACTTGAATGGAACCCTGGCAAGCAGGACGGGTTAAACACACATTTTGCAGTTATTGACGAATATCATGCACACTCTAGTGATGAGCTGTACAACGTAATCCGTAACTCGATGGGCGCAAGATTGCAGCCTTTATTGTTTGTAATTACTACGGCAGGTTTCAATCGTGAATCGGCATGCTATCGACACAGGCAATATTGCACTAAGGTGCTTGAAGGCGCGATAAATGATGACGCGTTATTTTCTGTGATTTATACACTTGACGACGGCGACGATTGGATGGAGCCCGTAAATTGGGCGAAGGCCAATCCCAATTACGGAGTAAGCGTAAACCCAAGGCAGTTAGAGGAAGGGCTGCAGGAAGCGAAAGAGTTAAGCCACAAAGAGGTCGAATTTAAAACCAAGCTGCTTAATGTTTGGACAGACACCGCTCAAACATGGATATCTGATGAAAATTGGATGAAATGCGAAAATAACACTGAGTCACATGGCGAGTGTTACGGCGGTTTAGATTTAGCAACAACCGGGGATTTTTGCGCGTTTTCATTATATTGGCCCAGCACGGGAGCTGTGCGCTCATGGTATTGGCTTCCAGATGAAGCAGCAAAGCGCCGCAATGATCAGCAAGGTGACGCAATTAGAAATTGGTCTCGTGACGGGTTAATTACCGTAACCGAAGGGAATGTAACCGATTACGAATTTATACGACATAAAATTATTGAACTTGCAGAAATTTACGACATTCGAGAAATAGCATACGACAGATGGAACGCTACGCAGATAGTTAACGATTTAATGAATGCTGGTTTAACCATGTATCCATTTGGGCAGGGTTTCGGCTCCATGTCGGCACCGACGAAAGAATTTGAGCGCCTGGTTAAAAATAGAAATTTACAGCACGACGGCAACCCGGTAACGCGTTGGATGTTGGGAAATGTGATGCTTAAGCGTGATCCAGCAGATAATATAAAAATAGATAAAAGTAAAAGCGGTGACAAGGTAGACGGGCCAGTGTCTATAGTCATGGCGCTTGGAACTTACCTGCAAGAGGCTCAAAAAAATAATAACCAAGAGTTTTGGTTTCAAAGCATATGAACTATTCACACGACGATTTTATACGCACCTACTACACAGCGCTACCGCACCACAAGAAATATGAGGATGCTTACTGGTATGTAGAGGAATTATTTAAATCTAAATACGGTCATTATAAATACAGTAGTTATGGCGTATTTCGTGCGACACTATCGAGGTGGGTAAAATGTAACAGCGTTGAATAAGATTAAATTTAATATTGCAGCAATGGGATTACTTCCTAGCATATTCAAAACAGCGCAAAAGCGTAGTAGCTTAACCGCTCCGAGCGATTGGCTTATAAAATCATTGTCATCATTATTCGGGCAGCAAACCACTTCAGGACAGAGTGTAAACCAAGAGAGTGCGATGAGTATAGCGAGCGTACACGCTTGTGTGCGTGTTATTTCTGATGGCATTGCCGCGCTTGGTTTGAAACTATACTACGAGAGCGAAGATGAAAGAAAAGTAATTTACGCGCATTATGGGCAGAGTGTTGTAAATGAGCCCAATGCGTATCAAACGAAATTTGATTTCACAAAGTACATGGTGTCGCAATTGGTGTTGAATGGGAACGCTTACGCATTTATTAACCGTGACGCTAGATTTATTCCGATTGCATTACACCCAATACATCAAAGCAATGTGACGCCGTACATGAGCGATGGCGAATTATTTTACAGAGTGCAGCAACCTGGATTTCCTTCGGTAGTGCCTGCAACTGATATGTTACATTTTAAAGGCTTGAGCCTTGACAGCGTTTTGGTTGGTAAATCACCAATCACGTTGCATGCTGAAACTTTAGGAATTGATTTAGCAGCGATAAAATCAAGCGCATCTGTTTACAAAAACGGAACATTGAAATTTTTGCTAAAATCTGCGGGTAAAATTGACGAAGCCCAGGCAAGGCCGTTGCGTCAATCACTTGACGACGTTATAGACGGAAATATGCGCAGTACCGTTTTGCCACAAGGCGTAGAGATGGAGCGTTTATCACTTAGCCCACAGGAGGCTCAATATATCGAATCTAGAACATTTAGCGCCGAAGAAATAGCCCGTATTTTTGGCGTACCCGCGTCAATGATTGGGGCAAAGGAAGGGATTAAATCAAGTGTTGAGCAGGAGTATCAAGACTTTTACGCTCGCACATTGATGGCATATTGCAAAAATATTGAACAGGAATTAAATCGTAAATTATTGCAGGAAATAGATAAGCCCTATTATTATTTTAAGTTTAATTTTAATTCATTGTTGAGAGCTAGTGCCAATGATCGCGCGGATTTTTACAATAAAGGCATCAGGGGTGGTTGGTTATCACCAAACGAAGCTAGAGCATTTGAGGACGCCAACGGCTTTGAAGGTGGTGACACTTACTACGCCGAGGCAAATTTGATACCACAGCAACAATTTGAGGCATACATGGACGCTAAAATACAGCAACTACTAGCCTCAACATCAAAAAACAATAATCCAAATGGAAACAATTAAAAGAGCAATAGGTACGATAAATTATCGCAGTGAAGGCGAGGCGATGCCCAAGGAATTTGGCGGCATTGCTGCAGTGGTTGACACTGTGACTGATTTGCGTTTTTTTGAGGAAAAAATAGAGCGCGGAGCGTTCGACGAAGTTTTAGAAGACGATGTTCGAGTATTATTCAATCACGAAGCAGAGGCAATTTTGGGCAGAACCAAAAGCAACACAGCGAGAATATGGGTTAACGCAGACGGCAACTTGGAATATAGCTGGGTGCCCGACTACGAAAACCCGCTACACATGCAAGTGGCCCGTAGCATAATGCGTGGCGATATAACACAGAGTAGCTTTGCATTTACGGTAAAAGAGTATTCATGGGGTAAATCTGAAAGATACGGCGATATGTCAATGCACATCGTGCGCAAAATTGACCGGTTGCTAG